TAAATCCTGTAGATAAAGTTGCAGTTAAATCTGGGTTAACTAATTGTACAGGATAAGACCAGTTACCACCTGCGGCAGTTGGTTCTCCCATAATTCTTACTTGCTCACCTACTGAGTTAATCAATACGTAAGGAAATACAAAGTGTTTGTCTGGGAATATTAAGTTAAAAGTTGCTCCTCCTAAACCTAAACTACCCCCTGCATTTGCTACTTGAATTGGTCTCGTTTTCAACGTATGAGTTTTCACTCGATATTCATACTCAAGTCTATCTATAGATTTAGCATTTCCTACACCTTCAGTTAAGAAAGATAAAGGAAAACGTTTGTCATCTTTTCCAGCCAAGTGTGTAATTATCGGTGATAATTCCGTTGGACGAGCCAGTAGCGCGTTTGACAAACTGTTCATGTCTGTCATTTGTGCATCATTATAATAATTTTTCTGCACGCTAATGTTTGTTCCGCTCATTTTTTAATTATTTTTAAAGTTATTAATACAATTGTTTAAATTGTCTACAAATTACTAAGATCAAGATCTTCAAAATCTACCGCTTGACTCCTCTTCCTCGTTTTTCCACGAGCACTTTTTACTTTGTCCTCGTTTCTAGCGATCTTTTCTCTCAGGGATTTAGTCGCTTTGGTCTTTGCTTTGGTATTTATAATTTGCTCTAGATTAAATCCTTTATACATTAAATAATCTATAGCCAATTTAGTTTCCATAGGCGCTTTACCATGATCTAAATCACGTTGTGTGTGGCCCTCCTTATTAACTGGAGCTGAAAGATAAGAATAAAATTTACCCTTTTCTCTCTCGGGAATAGATAATCCTGAAAAATCGTTTCCGTTTTCAAGCGTATCTGCCACACCTTCCCAATATTCTGTTATTTGTTTTTGTTGTGCTGCAACACTTTCTTGTTGCTTAATTAACAGTTGTTCTCTCTGTACTCCTTGCACTTTAGCTAAAGCTTCTCTTGCTTGCATTGCTTTGCCGTGTAATTTTCCAGAATCTTCATAATCTTCTAATAGTTCTTTAATGAACTCTTTGTCATGTCCTTTTACTGTGAAATAATCTCCTAACAAAGCTTTTTGACTTCGTATATCATTTTCAGAAACTTCCATAGTATTATAATCTAAAGCCGGATCATATGCCTGCATAAACTGTTGAGATTCTCCCCCGTTTAATACATATTGTAAATGATCTTTAACTAAAGGAAATTTTTCTAGCATTCCTTCCATTTTTTCTTCAGCTAATTGATTAGCTACATCTTCAGTTAAATTTGCTAAACCTTCTGCAGTATCAGCATAGTCTACCCCATCTGTTTCAAATCCTAACTTTTCTAAAACTTCAAGTACAACTGTAGGTTCTTTTTTCTCTTCATCTACTTCAATCTCTTCTTCTTCTTCTTCTTTAACCTGTACTTTTTCTACAGTTTCTTCGCTAGAATCTTTTTGAAGAGGCTTATCTTCTTTTACTTCTTCTTCTTTTTTATCTTCAATATCTTTTTCAAGTTCATCAGATATTACTTCGTCTTTTACGGGTTCAGAAATAATGGGATCAATCCCATCCCCAATAACATCATCAAACGTGATGTCATCTAGTTGTATTTTTTCATTCTTGTTCATATATATATATTTATTGGTTTAAGGTACAAAATTACGAATTATATTGGTTTTTTTTATAGTTTTCTTTATTTTAGATTTTGCTTTATTATATAACACTTTACCAGCCATATTTAGATTTATAGCCGCCTCGTTTCATTTTTATTTTTACTTTAGATCCTTCACCTGGTTTAGATCCAAAATTTGTTGCTATATTACGCAGCTGTCCATAAACATCAAGTCCTTCTTTTTTAGCTCCTTCCCACCAGTTTTTAATTCCTCCTTCTTTAGTTGCATTATTAAAATTATACTGATCGTCGTATGTATAAGTGCCATCTTTATTTTTCTTAAAAGCCATTTGACCAAAAGTTGTTTTTAAAGCGTAGGACGAATTGAATAATTTTTTTACCGGAGCTAATCCATGAGGATCTTTTTCTTTACTATATTGATTATCTTTACTACTATCTACATCGGCATAAACACTTTCACCATCTTCGTTTGTTTGATAATCTTGATATTCTATTTTATTACTTCCTCTTTTTTCAGCATTTTTTCTTGCTTTTTCTAAAGCTTTTTTCTCTCTTGAGTTTAAATCGTTTTCAGTAACAGTCTCGTCACCTCCGAATAAATCATAAGTAAATTGTCTAAGATTTATAGGAAGTTGTTTTTTGAATAGAGAAGTAGGATGTAGTAAGCCTGTAGTTATCATTTTCATTTTTCCAGTAGGATTATGCTCACCCCCGCGTTTAAATTCTTTTTTATAACCTTCATAAAATCTTTCTTTCGATTTAGTTAAGTCTTTTATTTCATTATTTCTCCTATAATTATTATTATAATAATCAAACATACCTGAAGTATCTGTAATTGCTGGTATTGCTTCAGGGGATCTACCATATACCATTCTCATAGCCTCAATAGCTGCCTCAGCATTATCTGAATTTAGTTCAGCTTTAAATGCTTCTTTTTCGGTAGGTAAGCCTAAGGCTTCAAATCTTTTAAAATATTTTTTTTGAGTTGTGCTGTAACCTTGTTTTTTACCGTCTTTATCTACCCTTTGATCAAATAAATCATTTAACATTATTGGATCAATAGATGCTTGTGAGTTAGTATAATTTCTACCATAAGCTGCAGGGTTATATCCCATGCTATTTTCCATGTAGTTAGTTACTTCTAATAATTTTTTTTCTCTACTGTTAGTAGATACATTAGATATAGCTGACTTTAATTCTCTTCGTCTTTGTCCTTCAGTTTTTTCTTCTCCTCCAGTTTTATATCTAGACATGTAAGATCTTTGTCCTCCAGTTTGCTTCCACCCCATCTTTTTTACATTTGCTCTTAACTTTTTAACATAGTCATCTACCTGTGCAGGTTCACGAGCTCCTCCTGATTCGTATTCAACCATGTCTGACACTTTATACATACCCCCAGTTTCATAAGAGCTTGCATCTGAAACAACTCCAGAAACATTTTCACCCATAGGATTATTAGACATTCCCGGAGGAGCGTCTTGATAAGACTGGACCAAATCACCAGTACCCTCATATGCAGGTTGCGGCATAGATGCAGGCATAGGTTGTGAAGGTTGTTGCATTTCTTGCTGCTCTTGCTGTTGAGGTTGGCCTTGTTGTTGTTGTTGCATAGCCTGCTCTTGTTGTATAAAAAGATCTGTAAAATTGCCTTGATAGTTTTGAGCAAGAGCATTTTGTATGATCTCCATTTTAGCGTCTTCGTCTAGCATTAGGCTTTTGGTTTATTTTTAGCTATTTTTTCAGTAGATCGAATTTTTTTATTATCTGTTCGTGCTTTAAGGTTGTCAGCTTGAGCTTTTACTTTAAGTTGATCTTTCTTAATAGATTCATCAGCTTTATTTGCTCTAACTACTTCTTGCTGCGCTAAACTTTTAATGTCAAGATCTCTTAACTTAGTTGTAAAATCTTTAATATTTTTATTTTGAGATACTTGCTGAGCAGCTTCTGCTCCTTCAGCTTGAATTAACGCAATCTTAATAGAATTGTCTCTGTCTTTTTGTTTTTCAGTTAACTCTAATTCAAGTCTCTCTCTATCTGCTTGCATCTGAGCTTGAACTTGTTCTTGCTGAGCTTTTTCTTGTTGCTGTTGTAATTCTTCTTGAGCTTTTTCTGCTTTTTTAATTTTACTTTTAATAGTTGGGAAATTATCTGACTCAAATATTTCCATAGCAGCTGATGCAGGAAGTCCATTTTGAATCATAGCTTGTGACATTCCTTTTATCATTTCTAATTTTTCTTGGTCTTTTCCAGAATTTGATACAAAAACGCCATAATTAGATTCCATATATTTCATAGTATCTATAGATAAAAATTCTTGTGTTCCATCAGGCATTACATACATACCTTGTTTACCAGTGTGCCAAGCTTCTTTAGAATAATCTAATAATGCTTGCATGTCTCTCTTTTCTAAACCTTCAAACTTTTTAAATAAATCTTCTGTAATATGTGATGATTGAACTATAGCTTGTTGTGAAGAAGATTTTCCTTCATACTGTCCAATCTCTCCTTGCCTTTGTCTACTTACCCCAGATAATTTCTCCCATTCTTCCATTATAGAATTTAAAAGAATTATATATTGCTCTATTGTTTTAATAGACATGTCTAATACTGACTGATGTTGAGGTGATAATTGTACTCCTTCTTTATTGTAATCTACCCAGGCAATACCTGTACCTTCTACAAAATACATAAATTTATCCATATCC